GTTATTTTGAAGTCAAAACAATGTCTAAACCCAAAACCAAAATCCTCTTACCAACCGGGCCGTATCACTACGCCTGGTCTGGTGGTAGTGGCGAAAATGTGAGCGTCACTCGTGAACTCAGTCTAATCCAAACTCCGGTTATTCGACCGAAGAAAGGTTCTAGAACTGGTTCTCGTAACGACGTCTTTCATTACACCGCTGCCTCCACGGTACTTGGACCTTTTGCATACGACCCCCGTTTGGGTGTCTGTACGCAGATTGCTGGCTCTGGATACAATTATAGCAAACCTCATTTCCGCAATGCTGTCTATAACCATGTTATAGGCTATCAGCATGCAAATTCCTTCAACTGGGAAAAGTCACCTTTTGCAGGCGATTTCAACATTTTAGGTTTTTTCGCGGAACTTGATGATACTCTAGCGATGTTCTCTAAGAACTTTATCAAAAGTTTATCTTATGGAGCCGTAGAGTGGGGCGTAAAGCCCTTCCTTGCTGACATGCAAGCCATGGTGGCTGCTGCCAGCAACGCTATAAAAGCTTTAGAACATTTGTCATCTGTGCCATATGAAGATGAGGAATCTTTTTATAGTAAGCGTGAGATTAATAATTCGAATGGTTTGCTCTATGACATTCATGCCACAGTGCGCCGGACGGGTACAGTTGATTTCTCTGACATGAAACTCGAGTCCTTTTTGGACACTATCGGTTTTCATGCTGACCTTGCATTAGTTTGGGATTTACTCCCTCTCTCGTTTTGGGTCGACTATATCTTTCCCGTTGGGGACATTCTCGATAATCTTTGGCCCAGAGGCTGGACACGGACTGTACCATTTAATGGCTGTACAACAGTAAAAGCGTTCGGCACTGCCGACTACGCTGGTAGTACTTATGAGTTTATGAAAGCTCGTAATTACCATACACTGTTTCAACGCACCAATGGTTTTACTATCTTGACTATTCCAAATCAAGGTCGTAAAGAAATCAGTCTCTCTATGCCATCCCCTAAGCAGATTATAAACTCCGTTTACCTTGCCAACGGTTTTACCACTCCTGGTAAAGAACCAGCAAAATTGCGTAAGTTTCTATCTCGGCTTTAAATCATTCTTCAAATGGTGGGTCATCCTAAAACAAACTCTATCCTTTATTTGGACTTGAATCATGCCTTTTGGAACAATTGTATCGGGCTCTGTGAATTATGCTCCTCGTGAACCAGGTAATTATACCGATTCTACATTGAGCTTCGCTAGCCCCACTCGTGAACTCAACGTCACTGGGTTTACTCCCAACAAAGACAAGACCATTTCTGGTTCTGTGTCACACGTCCTTGAAAAAGACGTGACTTTTGATGGCGTTACAACCCGTCATGTGTGTCGTTGTGTGCTTTCTGGCCAACTTACTAAGTCTTTTACGACTGCAGAAGTTGTCGCAAGTGTCAAAGCAATCTATGACTTTGTGAATACAGCTGGCTTTGCTGATCGTCTCCTCCAAGGAGAAAGCTAGACCAACGTAATTCTAACCCCTTTGCTTCTGCTCACCCATTAAGGAGGAGTCCAGAAATGGTTTCACTAGAAATAGTTACTCTCATTAAAGCAAAGTTAATTGACCTCGGTTTTTCGAAGTGGTCCAAATGGTACGTAACCAATCGTGCAGCACGCGAAGGCGCCGCATTTGTGGTAAATGTCCTTCCTGCTGTTTCCAAGCACGTGCTTAAGTGCATCGAGTTGGGAACTTGGGTCTCATTAGAATCCGAAAACATAAATGGTTTCGTTCTGAAAACCTACAAAGGACACCGCTTCCCGAAGTTTATCTTCGTTCAGCTAGTCGGTATCTTTTTTGGGCCTCTTGAAGAGCGCGCTTTCCATTTGTGGCAAATACGCGAACTGTGTGAGTACATGGGGAAATTGGCTCTTCCTTTGAAGGAAGAAGCTGTCGAGCTATCTATCAATGATTTTGTATCAACTGATGATGAGCTCGACCCCTCATGTGATTATATAGGGAGTGAATGCTATAATACGTGGGTGAAGACCCTCCGTAGAATAGCTGCTTCTGATTTTCCCGAACTCTTTACTTCCATGGATTTTAACACATTCCTTGGACGTAGAGGTTCCTCCGGTACATTCACTAATTGGTCCGAATATGGATCCAATATAGCCGAGGCAAAGCTTAACTTGACGGAGACTTATGATATACGCTTTAAAGCGTTTTCTGGGTTTTTCCGCTATAGAAAGTCAAGCCTCAGCCGAACGTATCGAATCACGCGTAAACGAGATAGAGACGGTATTACCCGTTTCTCTCGTAAACCGCGTCCTGTGTTTTTACAGGGTCGTGTCCTTCCGAATCATTCTGAGGTACTTTTTGTACCCAAGGACTATCGTGGACCACGTACGATCGTGAGAGAACCGTATAAAAATATTGGCTTTCAGATGTCTTTCTTTGATACGCTTACCGCGTACCTCGAAAACAAGACTGATGGCCATATTCAGTTCACTTCACAAGAGGTTTTTCAGGAGCTTGCAAGAAAATCGTCGAAAACTAAAGAATTCGCTACCGTTGACTTGTCATCGGCTAGTGATCGTGTTGCGTGGAGACTCATTAAAGATGTCTTTGCAAGCACGGGGTTCCTTCATTATATCGAAAAGTTTCGTACTAACTATGCTGTGTTGCCTAATGGCAACTACCTCAAGCTTAACAAACTTGCCGGCATGGGATCAGGGTTTACATTCCCTGTTATGGCGTTACTTATCTTTTTGTCTTGCAGAGCATCCGGAGTCAGAGAGAAGAATATCTACGTCTATGGAGACGATACGATAATTCCCTCTTCTTCGTACTCAGCTGTTGTAAGATCGTTGGAACTTTCCTTACTAAAGGTTAATCAATCCAAGAGTTTTGTCAATAGTCACTTCCGTGAATCTTGCGGTGGAGACTTCTACCATGGGCAGAATGTTGTCCCTACTCGACTAAAACTGACGTCTGTTAACTTAACAACAAAAGGATCGAAAATATGTTTGTCAGCAAAGAGTTTACCAAACGCATTGATACAGTGTTTGGCGCACGCAAACTTGCTCCTGGACAATGGGTTATTGTCTTCGGTGACAGTCCTGCTACGCCTACTGGATCAGATGGTTCATTCACTCTGGCCGCAGAAGCAGCCTACGTTGCCGATAACCACCGAGCGGAATACGCCATTTCTGTCAATTTCCACACCGAATCCTCAGACTCTGTTGAAGATGTACGCGAGCGTTTGCTCTACGCACTCTCAACCCACCTCGCTAAAGCTAGCGGGCTCGAATGAAGATTCTGGGAACTATATTACCACTTTCAGCGGTAAACATACTCCCAATGGATTAGGAAAAGACGCGTGTTTCCGTTGGCATCTTGAGTCACTCACGGGAGATCCCTTTGAGCGGCTCTTTTGTAAAAATGCCGTATCGGATTTACACTCAATGACGATACCTAACAAGGTCAAAGTAGGAATTAGCAAGAAATATGCTACCTATTTTAACGTCTAATTAG